CTTGGTCATGTTCTGCGGCGAGTAGGTCTGCGTTTTCGGTCCGTAGCTCGCATCGAAAGCCGCCCGCACGCCATCGCGCACCGGGCGCAGCAGGCCGCGGAACGTCACTAGCTCGGCGAAGCCGCAGGCCAGCGCATTGTTGAGCATGTCCTTGACGGTGATGGTCGAATCCAGGGTTTCGTCATACGTATCACCGCGCGCCACGCAGATGCTGTGGAAGGCCTGCCACTCGACAAGATCCAGGTCGTCGTCGGTGTAGCCACGCTGTTTCAGCTGATAGATACACCACGGCACGATGTCCCGGCTTGGCCCGCTGCCGCCCTCCATAAGCGGCAAGATGCGGGTGGCTTCGACACTGACCTGACTTTCCGACTGAGCCGACAGGCGATCTCCGCCGCGAATCTTGCAGGTCATCACTGTCAGGCCGGGGTAGCTGGTGGGCGAGTTCTGCATACGCCCGCGCAGATCGGTCCACGTCGCATCATCGCGAGCCTCATCGTCAATCCGCCCTGCGCGCGGAATCTTCAGCTTTCGCACCCTGGCCTCGGCGCGCATGGGGTATGGTAGCGTCACCCTGTCAGTGAAGCCTTGTGCATCCAGCGAGCCACCGACTTTGGTCAGCTCGATGACAGTCCAGGCGCCAGCCACGTCCATGTCGCGGTACTCGAAGGCGTAGTAGGTCGGAATCTCGTAGATCTGTCCTTCGCGACCAATACCGCAAAGGCCGCTGGAAAAGGTCACCGACCACTCAAGCTCGGTAACCTTCTCGTTGGCGGGGCAGCAAGCGAACGGACCACGATAGCCGCCCTGCAGGTTGGAGGCGTCAAGGGTGATCAGGCCGTTGACGGTCTGCATGTTGTTGAAGCCTGGCCATCCTGCGTCTACCGCGCCGGCCGCCGTCAGGCGCTCGACACTGAGCAGGCTGGTACTGAACGCGGTAATTCGATAGCGCAGGCCGCGCGGCCCGATTGTCGCCAGCCCTTCCCCAAGTGCCAGGCCGGTCACTGGAGTGCCGCCGTCGTAGTTCAGGGTCATCTCGGCCAACTGCTCAGGTGTTCCACTACTCGCAGCCGTGCCGGTGGTGTTGATTGGACTTGAGCCGAGCACGACCGATCCACCGGACGACACCAGCGGCTGGCCGTTGTTGGTACCAGTCTGCGTCAGCAGAACCTTGCCCGCCGAGGCGCTGGCCGTAAATGGCGCGGCACCCTTGGCAGTGTTGATGGCCGATACCAGGCCGGCCAGGTCGGTGGTGGCGGTGTTCAGCGCCACTGAATAGGGCGTGGCACCAAGGCTGACGGTGAAGGTCAGCGGCGTAACATTGAAGTCATAGCGAGACGGCGCGCTGGAGCCCAGGATGGTCGAGGCCGTGCCCGTCGTCGGCGGCACGGCAGGTGCATACGGGGTGTAGCTGTTGACCACGTAGTTGCCGGCATTGGCGCCCGCTACTTCGATCAGCATCCCCGGCACCGGGTTCAGCATCTCCAGCGGCCCGCGCACAATGTCTCGCCCAGCACCTCCGTCTACCACGGTGTAGCTGTACGGTGCCAGCGCACGAATGATGATGCCGTTCGACCAGTCGCCCGGGAATTGCCCGGAGCCGGCCGGTACGCTGATGGTGCTGCCGGTGAACTGATAGGCCGCTGCCGTGGCGGAGCGGGTCAGGTCGGTGGCCACGGTCAGCTCAAGGCCAGCCGATCCGCTGGAACTGGCGCCCACCTCAGGCGCATTGAACCAGTTGATGTGCGCCGGGTCGCCGGACAGGTCCGCGCCTGGCGGGTAGATGGTAAAAGTGGCATCAGCACCCAGCGAAATCAGCGGCGTTTCGCCGACCTTAATCTTGGCGGAAGGTATGTCGTACTCGCCCTCGCCGACATACAGCAGCATCTGCACACGCTGATCGCGCGGCGCCTCGAACGATCGGCAGGGCTGCGCCAGGTAGGACGGGTACACCCGCTGATGGCCGGCGATCTGCCGCACCGGGTCGCCAAGTTTGACCTTGTTGCCCTTGGCGCTCGCTTCGGTCAGCGGGTCGCCTTGTTGCGCGCCGGCTGTGCTGGGTAGGCCAGGCATCTTCGGCATGAGCATCTTGGTGACTGCCTGCAAGCCCTTGAACAGCGCAAAGGTGATCGAAAAGGGGTCAGTGCCTTTCGGCTCACGATATAGCTGCAGCAGGTCGGACGGCTTGAACTTGACCTTGTGCCACAGGTGCCGCTCGATCAG